GAGACAAGTAGTGAAGACAAGTTCTTTGGCGTTAAGACTCAGATTGGCAAGAAGTCCGAGCCTGCTCCCGTTGAGGAAGCTAGTGACATTGAGGTCAAGGTTGTCGATGATACTCCGCCAGAGGACAGGAACAGACCTACCTTTAGTGATGACACCCCGGCTGATGACGGCATCACTGAGGATGAGTTGAAAAGCTATACCGGGTCTGCTCAAAAGAGAATCAATAAGCTGCGGGCGATTAACAACGATGATCGCCGGAAGCGAGAGCAAGCTGAGAAGATGCGCGACGAAGCTGTTCGTGTAGCTCAAGAGCTTGTCGAGAAGAACAAGAACTACCAAGCTATGATAGATCGTGGTGAGTCTGCTCTTCTTGATTCTGTGAAGCAGAAAGCGAAAGCTGACTATGAATCTGCCAAGCAGAACTATAAGACGGCTTATGAGGAAGGCGATACTGAAAAGATATTAGCCACTCAAGAAGCTATGAATCTTGCTCACTATGAGCTTAAGGAAGTTGAGAAGAAGGAACAGGGCAGGCAGTTTGCTCAAAAGGCTAGGGAAGCTCAGGCTAAGTATCAGCCTCAGCAACCAGTTCAACAGCCAGCCCCACAGCCTCAGCAACTTTCTCAAAAGCAAATTAGCTGGAAGGAAAACAATCCTTGGTTCATGCATGAAGATCACAAGGATATGACTGCCTTGGCGTATGGTGTTCATGAAAAACTGATACGTGACGAAAGGTTAGATCCTAACAGCGATGAGTACTACAATAGGATTGACGCAACAATGCGTCAGAAGTTTCCTGAATACTTTGGTGAAGATGTTCGTTCTGGGAGCGAAGCTCCATCTGCACCAAGTAGGGCAAACGTGGTGGCCCCAGCCAATAGAAATAATGGCGCAAAACCACGCACAATAGAGCTAACTCCTAGTCAAGTCGCCCTCGCAAAGCGCCTTGGACTCACTAACGAGCAATACGCCAGACAACTCATGAAGGGGTAAATAATGGCTGAACAGCGCACACCACGCTCTGAAGAGAGCAGAGAGCATGAAACTAGAAAGTCCGATGCTTGGACTCCAGCTTCAGTATTACCAGTTCCTGCACCGAAAGACGGTTGGGTATTCAGATGGATACGCACAAGCGTTCTGGGACAATCGGATAATACTAACGTATCTCAGAAGATGAGAGAGGGCTGGGTTCCAGTTAAGGCTAGTGATCATCCAGAGATGCAAGTCATGTCTGATATCAATTCTCGATTTGAGGGCAACATCGAAGTTGGTGGCTTGCTCCTTTGTAAGGCTCCGAAAGAGGAGATGGACAAAAGGGCGGCTTACTACCAGCAGATGGCAGCATCTCAGATGGAGTCTGTGGACAACAGTTTCATGAGAGAAAACGATCCCCGTATGCCTCTGTTAAAACCAGATCGCACCACGAGGACTCAATTTGGTAAAGGCTGATTCCATTAGGTTCGGCCTTAAACAATCGAGGTGATTATCGATGGCTGCAACCGCAACCCCTATGGGAGCGGAACCAGTTGGCACTTTGTCTGCCAGCGGTTCTTTCTCCGGCAAGGTGCGGCATATTAAGATTGCCAGTGGCTATGCTGCTGATGTCTTTTATGGCGACTTTGTGAAGATGGTCGCTGCTGGTGTCATTCAAAAAGACACTGGTACTGCGACTATGACACCTGTTGGCGTGTTTATGGGATGTGCTTACACAGACCCTAACACCAAGCAGAAAACTTTTTCTCAGATGTGGCCCACTGGCACAGTAGCTTCTGATGCTGTTGCCTATGTGCTGGACGATCCTGATGCTGTATTCAAGATGCAGAGTGATGAGTCTTTGGCTCAAACTGATCTTGGTAACAACATCGGTGTAGTTCAGACTGCTGGCTCAACTGATATTGGTCGAAGCAAAAATGCTTTGGATGGTTCAACCGCTGCAACAACTAACACTCTTCCTCTGCGAATTGTGGAATTTGTTGACGGCCCAGATAGTGCAGTAGGCGATGCCTATACAGATGCTCTGGTTATTTTTAACTCAGGTATGCATCAGTACAGACAAGCTACTGGCACTGGCACATAAGGAGGTTTAGCAAATGGCTATCTCTAGAGCGCAAATGCTAAAGGAACTCCTGCCGGGGCTTAATGCTCTATTTGGTTTGGAGTACGAAAAGTACGAAGACGAACACACAATGATTTACGACAGTGAGTCATCTGAGCGTTCGTTTGAAGAAGAAGTCAAGCTGAGTGGTTTCGGCGCGGCTCCTGTGAAAGCTGAAGCTAGCGCAATCTCTTATGATTCCGCACAAGAATCTTTCACTGCCCG